ATTCGACAAGAAGGTACGGCCTGACGTTCGAGGAGTTCGTCCGAAAGGTGGATGATGGCTCGTGGCATCCATATCTGGCTGGATGATCGGGTGGATGCTCTTGGCGGTCTGCATCATGCTCGGCGGCGGCGCGCTGATCGCCGGGATTGCGGAATGGTTGGAAAGGTGGCGATCACGTGAAGGAGGCAACTCAAGAGAAAACGCATTGCGGTAGATGCCAGCGGAAGCTGCGGACACCGAAGAGCCGCCGGAAAGGCTTCGGCCCGGTGTGTGAGCGGAAAGTGCTCGAAGACGCGGTTGAATTGGTAGCAAAAATGGAGAAACGCTCCGAGGTAGCGGAGCGCTTCTGATAGGTATTCGGTTGTTATTCGATTTTTTTAATATTCAGTTTCTTCCAGTATAGCACACGGGAGGCGAGATGTGAATGTCCATGACGGTCACGGTGGACATGACGGGAAAATTGATCACGGCGGCTGTAAAGCCGAGGATGGCTTATACGCCGGTAACCTTGCGGATCAAAACACACCAGCATGATGTGGAACTGCTGCTCGACGACGAGCAGCTCGCCGAGATCGGCTACGCCATACAGCGGTACCTGGACAGCATCAGGTGCCACGAAACGCCTGACCAGGATTTGATCTATCGGCACGAGCTGGAACGCTCGATTGAAGAGGTAACTGTATAGGGCATCGGCCTCATCAATTAGCATTCATGGAGTTACCAGGGAGGGGCAAGGAGGATCTGAAAATGGATCCATCATTGGTCCGATTTGATGACGGCCTCCCCGATCCGCAGGACAAGCCCAACAGATTCGTCGGCTACTGCGCCTGCGGGTGCCGTGAACCCATCTACGAATGGGATGTCGTCATCGAATGCACGCTCACAGGCGACCTGTACGCCTCGGAGAGATGTTTTGTACGGGCGTTGGATGCACGGAAGGTGCTGGCGGGAACGCGGGAAGAGGTCACGTGAAGCGGAAAGTGATTGTGGAAGAGTTTGATGGAAGGAGGAAACAAGCGTGAACGCACTCATCGAACACGAATTGGACGAACTTCCGTCCGAACAGGAGCGCGAACGCTTCCGCATCGAGACGATCGATCAGGTGAACTGGGCGCTACGCAAACTTACCGCTATTGAGGCGAAGCGGAAGGAAGTCGAAGAACTTGCGCAAGCAGAAATCGACCGCATCCAATCGTGGAAGGATCGTGAACTGAAAAAGCTCCAAAACAACGCTGAATTCTTCGGCAACCTTCTGCACGACTACGCACAACGCCAGCGTGCCGCCGATCCGAACTGGAAACGAACTTCCACGCCGTATGGTGTCGTCCGCCTGCGGAAACAACCGCCGAAATGGATTTACGACGACGCAAAACTGCTGGAGAGCCTGAAAAGCCAAGGACTTACTCATTTTATCCGCGTGAAAGAAGAACCGGATAAAGCGGCGATCAAAAAAGCCGAGGGTATGCAGTACATCAACGGAAAACTGGTTGACCTCGAATCTGGCGCAATCATTGAAGGCGTCGTGATCGAGGAACAACCCGAAAAGGTGGAGATTGACTTATGAGCGAGAAAAGGACGCTCGTCTCAAAACTGGCGGAAGTCATGAAGCGAGTCAAGTACATCAGGAAGGCTGGTTTCAACGACTTCCACCGCTACGCCTACGCCACGGAAGCCGACGTAAACGAACACGTCCGGGAAGTGCTGGCAGAACTGAACGTCGTCATGATCCCGAACGTAAAAAGCCATTCGGTCCGCGAGCACGTTAATGCGAAGGGGAAGACGGAGTACATCGTCACTGTCGGGGTGGAGTTCACCTTCTACGACGGCGACAGCGGCGAGACGATCACGTTTATGACCTACGGCGAGGGGCAAGACGCCGGTGATAAGGGGACATACAAAGCCATTACTGGGGCGCAAAAGTACGCGCTGATGAAGGCGTTCATGATCCCGACCGGCGACGATCCCGAGTCCGACAGCGGCGTGGACAGACGGAACGCATCGCAGGAGGGTGATGAACCGTCCGAACCGCCCGCCACGCTCAAAGCGAAATACGAAATCGGAAAAGGGAGCATGGAAGGCTTCGAAGAGTGGGTGGCTCGGCAGAAGGAAAAGGGAATGACATACCGCCAGATGGAGGAAATACTCGCCAAGGCGTTGTTAGAAAAAACGAGGGGAGCGAGACGGAATGAACAACGTGGTGCTGATCGGGCGACTGGTACGTGATCCTGATATGAGGTACACGCCTAACGGCGTGGCCGTAACAACCTTCACGCTGGCGGTTGATCGCCCGTTCCAAAACGGCGGAAAGAAAGAAACGGACTTTATTCCCATCGTAACATGGCGGCAATTGGCCGAAAACTGCGCGAATTACTTGGGTAAGGGGCGTTTGGTGGCAGTTCAGGGACGCATCCAGACGCGGCAGTACGAGAATAACGAGGGGCGCAAGGTGAACGTGACGGAAGTTGTGGCGGATACCGTGCGGTTCATGGAACGCTCCGAAAGTCATCGGAAAACAGAGGAATCCACATTGCCGCCGACTGACCCGTTCGAGGATGTGCCGTTCTGATGAATATCGAGCAACACACACGCGAAATTATGCGGTTGCGCCGGGAGGCGGACAGTCTCCCGAACGACAATCCGGCGGCGCTGATGCGAAAGATTGAATTGCTGGCAAGGTGCATGGTCTACGTCGGAAGGTTGTCCAGTTACCTTGACGGTGAATACAAACGCATCTACGCCGAACGGAAACGAGAGTACGCAAAAGCCTACATCGAAGCGCCGCGCAACAAAGAGGCTTACGCGGAACTGGCTGTGGTAGAACTGCGAGAGAAAGAGGCACAAGCCTACGAGGATTCGCGCAGATGGAGGAACGCGTTGGACAGCCTCACCGAAGAGATCCACGCGCTGAAACTCAAAATGCGAATTGACTTTGCGGCGGATGTGATCGGGGATGTTCGAATACCGACCAGTCCCAAAACCGAAGCATAAGCGATTGAAAAAGACCGCAAAGCAGCGCGGGGCGGTGACAAAGGAAGTGTACCAACGGGCTTGGGAACGGTCCGGCGGTCGCTGCGAACGGTGCGGAAGGGGACCTGGGCAAGTGTGGACGCTCGACGCAGCGCATGTTGAACGTCGGTGGAAGTTCGGTCAGGGAGGCGTGATAGAACACGATATTGTGATCCTGTGCGGCCCTCCCACCGATTCCCGAACCTGCCATTATTGGGCGGATCATACGCGTGAGGGGCGCGAATGGTTGTTGCAAAAAAGGAATGAGTTTAGGAGCGGAAAATGTGGAGAGCCAAAAGAGAGCTGAAAGAATGGTTGAGGTCGGCCAGCAAAAAGGAAGTCAGGGAAACGTTGAACCGAGCGGATGAAGGGGTGACGTGCTCCAGGTGTTCTGCTGAAAAGGGTGTTTACTGGTTTGAACTCAAATATGGCTTCCACGTTTACTGCAAACCTTGTTTGGAAGCCATCAAGAACGAGGAAGATTCCCAACCCAAGGATAATAGCAGGCTTTCTTTGAGGTTTCGGATTTTGGAAAGAGACAGATTCACATGCGTTTATTGCGGCAGGAATCCGAAAGACGACGGGGTTAAGCTCGAAGTAGATCACATTATCCCAAAAGCGATGGGCGGCAAGGATATTCCCGAAAACCTTGTGACAGCTTGCCGCGATTGCAACCAAGGCAAAAAGGATTTCCTGACCGACACAATTATTCAATACGCAAAAAGGCCGTGATGCCAATGAATTATCTTAAGGAGTTGAATGCGTTCTACGATTGGCTTGAGTCGAATCCTTGCCCAAGCGACGCCATTGCACTATGGCATGCGTTGATTGCCATATGCAACAAGGCGGGCTGGCCGGAGGAATTCACCGTAGCCAACACAACGCTTCAGGCCAAGGCCGGATTGTCCAGAGTTAAACTGGATCGCTGGCGGTCATTCCTTAAGATGAAGGGGCTTATTGATTACAAGAAATCGGAGAGGGTAAACCAAGCCGGGAAATACAGAATCATTTCGTTGGTTCAAAACGATACACAGAACGATACACGAAACGATACACAGAACGATACACAAGGCGATACACAAAACGAGGCACAAAACGAGCACATTAATAAAACTAAACTAAACGAAACTAAACAAGAAAATATACCATATGCCGAAATCGTCGCGTACCTGAACGAGCGAACCGGTTCATCGTTCAGACCGACGACTAAGGCGACGCAATCACTCATCAGGGCCCGTTGGCGCGAAGGGTTCCGGATTGATGACTTCAAACGCGTCATAGATAACAAGACGGAAGAGTGGGGCAACGACCCGAAGATGTCACAATACCTTCGCCCTGAAACGCTCTTTGGAACAAAGTTCGAAAGCTATCTAAACGCTGGTAGAAAGGCGGTGGAGGACCGTGCAAAGCCTTGGGCAAGCCCTGCGCGAAGCCTTGGAGAATACGACATCCTCTCACATTGAGGGGGGGCATGTTTGCCCCTATTGCAAGCAGATCGTGCCGAAAAAGAGACTCGTCATCTTGGGCGTTGAGAAGATCGTTCAGCCCGTTTGTCGGTGCGAGGTTGAGGCGTGGGAGCGAGAGGTTCATGAGGCGCTGGAGCGACACAAAAAGGCGGAGGTCGAGCGAAAATTTTCGATCTCCTCGCTCGGCGAACGTTTCGAGGATTGCCGGTTCGAAACGTTTACGATGCGCCCCGGTTCGGAAAAGGCGTTTCGGTTTGCGGAAGACTACGCCGAGCGATTTGAACTGTACGGCGGCGATTCGCTGCTGATTTGGGGAGTTCCGGGGAACGGGAAAAGCCACCTGGCCGCAGCAATCTGCCATCGACTCAAAGAGCGCGGGAAAACGGTGGTTTTCCAGACGATGACTGAGCTGCTTGAGCGTATTCGTTCCACCTTCCGCCAGAACTCAAAAGAGCACGAGCGAGAGATCATGGACGCATTGCAACATTGTGATTTGCTTGTGTTGGACGATTTGGGCGCCGAGAAAGTCAGCGACTGGACGCTGGATGTGCTGTTCCGCATCATCGACGGGCGATACCGGCAGAAGAAGCCGACGATGTTCACCACGAATTTTTCGCCGACAGAGCTATTGTATCGCTTCATGCCGGACAAGTCCTCGGCGGAACATGAAATCGCGGCAAAGCGAATCCATGACCGCATCCTGGAAGTCAGCGTAATCGTGGAGAACAAAGCCGCCAGCTACCGTATGCAAAGGGCATTGGAGCGGAGGGGCGTCCGTGAAAATTGACCAACGTCATCGCGAAATGGTCGAGGAATGGGATTCATGGGAGCATCTGATCCGCGAGGATGTGCGGCGCCTCGATTATCGATTCCGGCAGGCGCAGGCGCAGATGATGCAATTCC